ATTTTTCTATTTCCTTTCTATCCCTGACGTTGTTTGTGTTTTGGATTGGCAGGGCAAATTACCATTACACGACCGTTACGACGAATAACTTTACAGTATTCGCAGATTGGTTTAACTGATGGTCTTACTTTCATTGTGTCTTCCTTTCTATGGTTACTGTGCATCATGCACTCAATGAATGTCCGGATTACTTAAATCGGTAAGTAATTCGTCCGCGTGTCAAATCGTATGGTGAGAGTTCAACTTGAACCTTGTCTCCAGGCAAGATACGGATATAATTCTTTCGAATTTTTCCTGAAATCGTCGCCAAGACTTGGTGACCATTTTCGAGTTCAACCGTGAACATCGCATTCGGCATGGTGTCAACGACTTTGCCGTCTACTTCAATTACATCATCTTTTGCCAAGCAAAAGTACCTCCTTAGAAATTTCCCGAAAGATATATACTATATATATATATCTAAAAAGTCGGACTTATGTATTTTAGCATTTTTCAGCAACAAATGCAAGTCTTTCTTTCAGAAAAGCCTTTATTTTTCTAGCTTGAGTACAGGTTTAATTTATTACTCGCTTTCAAAGCTATTCATGGCAATGTTTTCGGGTGTTTCATTTTTATAATTTTACTGACAGAGAGCTTATCAGTAAAATTTTGTATTCTAATCTTGCTATTTTACTAAAAAAAACCTCTGACAGAGGTTTTTATTTTCATTATCCTAAAACTTTTTTAATATCTTTTACTAAAAACTTTATTATTTTATTCTTTCTTCCTATATAAATAAAAAAATCCCTGACTGAAGTCAGGGTTAATTTATTTTCTACTATTCAATTCAGCCAAGATAATCATACCGACAACCATAATCAGCCAAATCCACCAGTAATCTAAAAATAGTTGCATGTCAGGCAATTCAATGACTCTTTGGAAAAATTCTACCATAATTTATCCTTACAATTTATTCGCATTCAATCGACGTTGTAATTCTCTCACAGAATCAGAAACTGGGCTAATTGTTCCATCTTGAGTTGTTCCAAGATGCTTTTGTAATGCTTTAATTGTACCTTGGCCAAAGAGTCCATCTTGTCCGATGCCTAAAAATCTTTGCAATGCTTTAACCACGTTTGAACCTGTCAGTGATGAATCGAACTGTGCCGCATAAATATTTTGATTAAAGGTTTGTTTGTACTGGTGACTAATAACTCCATCTTTGCCAGCTGTATCAAAGTATTCTTGCAATCGTTTAGCAGTCGCATTTCCAAATTGCCCATCAACGTTTAATGTAACCATTTGTGGCTTGTTGTCAGTGTTTGCTGAACCATAGCCAACGATTCGATAAAAGTGATGTGGTAAGCGAGTGCTCATGTATGCATCATTCATATCAACCGCAATTCCATTATGAGTATAAGAACAGTGAATGAATGAGCCATTACTCAAGAAAATACCCGTGTGCCCATCTGACCCAGCAGAACCTCCTGGAGTGCCTGAAATGAAAATATCACCACGTTGTACTTCTCCTCGACTGATTTCTTTCAGTTTTGTTCCTGACATTCCAAACAAGGTTTCAGTATTTCCCATTGAACCAGCTGACAAAAAGCCACCAGCAATCATGGCAAAAAATACTGACGAGCTACAATCATAAGAGTTCGGCCCCATTCGTGAAGTCATTGAATAGGTAACTCTACCTTTTCGAGCTTGCATCCAAGCAATCATATTTTCAATACTTGACATTATTCTCCTCCTTCTGTGAATTCATGGTCAGATTCAGAGGCTTTAATTACTTGAACACTATCTCCATTTTTTAAACTTTTTGTAAGTTCAGTTCCTTTTTTGGCTGCATGAGTGAAGTCGTTGTTCTTCCACCATGCCCAAAGTGCAAAAACTGTCGTAATAACTGTGCTGACAGTATTGTCGTCTAGAGGCAATGGGTTCATGTTTAACGCTGTTAAAATTTGGTTTAAAATTGCCAACCAAAGCAAGACTGTACGTGTGAGTGTTCCTTTGTCGATTGTTTTCATTTTATTTTCTCCTTTAAATTATTTTAGTAATTATATATCCAATAACAGTTACGGCAAGAGTAAGCATAAAGCCCCAAGCCCACTTATTATTAGCTTCCATTTTTTCTATAAGTTTTGCATTTGCTTGGGCTATTAAAAGCGCTCGTTCTGCTTTATCCCGGACTGTTTCATAGTTATCCAGCTTTGTTTCAATTCGAGCTAATCGTTCGAGCACTTCTCGCCATGCTTGCTCCTCCATAACCCCTGCTTTCTAAAATTTACTTCTGTCAGTCATCACTTGTTTTGACTCAGCTGTTACCGAATCAACACAACTTTGAAAATCCTTCTGAGCTTCTTCTGAACCATGGAACTTTTCAGGGTCAATGATGCTTAGTGATAGCTGTGCTTGTCCGTCAGGCTGCATTGTCGAATCAAATGTAGCGACTGCTACTGAATCAGCGTAAATTGTTTTGTTCTGTGTTTTTGAATTTTGTTTAATCATTTATTACCTTTCTATGCAAGCATATAAGTTGTTCCGCCAAAGCACCAATAACTTGAAGCCGATGCATTAACAATGGATAATTTCCCGTCCGTTCCAATTGTGATGTGTAAAGGACGTTGGAAGGCTGTTCCGCTATACATCATAACTTCAAAGGGTGTACCAATCGCCGGGCGCCAACCGGCTGGAATATTCCCTGACAAGGTCACCCCATTGCCAGCTGGAACATTAGAACTATTAGAATTGATAGATATTTGACACATCTGACCAATTTTAGCTAAGGTCGCATTAATTCCAGAACCGAGTGATACTGTAGTTGTTTGAAGCCCATTGCTGACGAATACTCCATAAGGCGTTAATCTAGCAAAAGTTCCAGTTATGTTATTTTGCATAAACAAACCTTGGAAATTAATACCAGCACTTGTATATTCGCCTGTATCACTATTCTGATAAGTCATTGATAATCCAGAATCAGATTTAAGTGCAATTGTATTGATCGAATTAGTAGAAGTATCCATTTTATAAATCAGAAGATGATCATCTTTGATTTCTGTTTGAGTTTGAACTGCCCCATCGATGATGGTGCTGACAAATTCACCATCAGTAATTGTTAAATTTTTTGCATCAATTAAGTCAGCTGTTATTGAGTTTGCTTCAATATTGTTCGCACTTAAATAGTTAATCATCCAGTGAGTGCCGTTGTAATAGTACTCAGTATTTGGCTTAATCACTGTTCCATCACTCGCTGTAAGGTCTGCGGTGCCTGAATATTTCCAAGTCAATCCTTTGAATCGAGTGCTTGGCTCAGTATCAGAAACAACTTTACCTGGGTCACCGTTACTTCCAGCAGGGCCAGTTGGGCCTTGGGGTCCAGTATTCCCCTGAGGACCTTGCGGACCTGTTGCTCCATTGTTTCCCATTTTAGCGACTGAATACCCTGTTTCACTGGTATTATCTGTATAAGTCCAGACCGTTTTCGTCCACAGATAACTACCTGCTGCAACTGTTGGAACTGTGGAAGTCCAGCCGCTAGTCGGTGCCGTTGTTCCACTTGTTGAGCCTGCATATGTAATGGTCGTAGTCAGAATACCAACGCCATCCTTACCAGCAATTCCGTCATTACCGTTGTTTCCGTCTTTAGAAATATAAGTTACTGAGTAACCTGTTTCAGATGAGTTGTCCGTGTATGTCCATACTGTTTTCGTCCAGAGATACTGACCTTTTACAAGACTAGGGACCGAACTTGTCCAACCAGTAGTCGGAGCTGTCGTTCCACTTGTTGAAATAGCGTACGTAATGACTGTGGTTTTTAGTCCAACGCCATCTTTACCAGCAACCCCATCAGCTCCCGTATTTCCATAAACTGCTTTTTGTTCCACAATATCTTGCGTCAAAGGTGCTAAATTAAATGTTGTTCGAGTGATAGACCAGAGATATTTGTTAGTAGCCGTCGTTGTAGGCTGCGTTGTTTGCCATACGCTATTATCCCAAGGGTCAACTGGTTTTGCTGATGTTTGTGTAAGCTGATATTTTTGCTCACTGCTTACAATTCCTCTTCCATTATTCCCATCATTCCCCTTAAATACAGTCCAAGGCGCATATTTAGCAGGGTCTGTGGATGCTGTAGATGTGAAATCTGAATACTGACCAATATAGCTTGGCCAGTCAGCAGTTGTGACTTCACTAGCTGAGGGCATCCAAGGAGTGGCGGTTGAACCTAGTTCTAATTTGAGTGGAGATATAATAAATGTATCAGTCACCGCCAAAGGCATCATGGCACCAGATGAATAGGCGTAATGTACCACAGACTTGAGGATATCACCTGTCCTATTGGAAGCTACTGTAGGTTGTGGAATAATAGTAGTAAATGTCAGTTTAGTCCATTTACCATCATTTTTAACTTCTATATCACTACCACTAGTATAATTCCAACCAGTGGAAACTCCCTCGCTAGGCTCTGTCTCATTTCCGTATCTAAACCCTATTTGAGCCAAAAACTTTATAGGTCTATTGCCTGTGTTTTTTACCCAATATGAATTTGTTATAGTATCACCAATCTTTAACTTACTTACATCAGTTACAACTCTCATCCCAGATTGAGCGACTCTTGTCGATGGAGTGTATTTTCTACCCCAAGAAAATCCAGCTAAATCATTTATAGCTACTTTCTCTGATTTGTCTGTTCCACCACCATTTGAGATGCCTGTTGGCAAATCATCATAATTTAATTGAGTGTTATTTGACAAATTCAAATTCGGGTAAACAGTTGTAAATCCATCAGTGCCGTCAGCGCTGTTGGCCCATGCTACGTGAGTGTATGATGTCTTTCCATCAGCACCGCCCTTACCGTCATTAACATTAGTGATAGTCACCGACTGACTTGCGACTACTTTGCCCGCAATTGTTGCTTTAAAACTATAAACTGCTTTATCAGTTACACCTTGAGCATCAACTGTAATAGTCTGAGCATTCGCAACTACTGTTCCATCTTTCGACCATTCGTAGCTATCCGCAATCGTTTCTTTGTCATCTGACCCAAAATAGATATGAGCGCCTAATGTAGTCGTTCCTGTTCCATTTTTAAATTGCAGGCCATTGGTAGAAGTGATATCAGGACGGTAAGGAGTATTAGCATTGATAATTTCTTGCATTCTAGCAGTTAAATCATCAGATACTTCACTTTTCAGCTTGATATAGTTCGAAAATGTAATCTTATTATTGGTTGGATTGGTAAAGCTGATTTCTAATTCACTCACTCGTGCTGACAAAAATAGACCAACATTCCCATCAGAATCAATGAAGTTCTTATCTTGAATTCTGACCGTATCACCAATATGAAGCGGTGTGCCATCGCCAGTACTTGAAACCGTCAAGTTACTTGTAGCTGTCACTTCGTAGGTTATTTTTTGGTATGCATTCGCTCTCAGAAAACTTAAAGCATAACCCCACATGGCATTAACCGTGGTGTATTCGGTAGCTTCGTTCTTGTTGGTAAATATATCGCCACTTGACGATTGAAGCTGTGAGGGGAACATCTGAGCAGATAGCGGAGCTTTAGCATAACTTTCCCCCGCTCGTTTATAGAACTCTTCTTGCCCTTCGGAGTTAGTAACCGACCAAGCAGAATCTTTCCAGCTTAACCCATCTTTCCCAGTGACATAAATAGAGTTAAAAATTTGAGATTTTTCAACTTTACGGGAAACTCCTGAAATATTATCGCCAAAGGATAAAAGGACATCATTCCTATTTTGCCCTACCCCTTGAAGATTGCCATTGTCATTTTTCTTATAAATGTTCAATGTGATATTATCAAGCGTTCCATCTCTTTTTAACTTTGTGACAAATTCAAACTCTCCGTCAAAGTTTTGAATGACTGAAATTAAGCGTGAGAGCTTTGTATCCTCACCATCATAATTAATGACTCTGGTATAGCTTGAAACTTCATTAATTCCAAGTGTGATTTTCGCAAAATTAATCAGCCCCATTTGGTCAAAGTACCATTGAATATTATGAGTGGCTGTATTCTTAAGCTCCTTGACTTGCTCATTTCTCATTTCAAGATTAAGGGTCAGACAGTTGAACGTAATTTTGTCATCATCTTCTTCAACGATGACAGAATCAAACAGAAAATCTTCACCCTCGTACTGAAAGCTGAAATAAGCATGTTCATTCAACAGTTGAACGTAATCTTGAACTACTCCATTCTTGATTTTATTAACTGTAAAATCAAAAGTTGATGTCCCTTGTGCTAAATAGCGATGGAAGTTGTCATCTTTAAAGTCAGGGCTTTCTGAATCATCATTACTTAGAAAGCCGACACGTTCAAGCGTTCGGTCATGAATTGAAATTAACATTATAAGATTCGCTCCTCCCATGAGAATTCTATTTTAGGTGGACTTGTGGTGAAACTTGAATAGACAATATCTATTTTTTGATTTTCGCCAGCAGGTATTGGAAAGAAATCTGAGCCTGTGATGTAGTCAGAGTTCGCTCCCTGTCCATTGACGATTATTTTTTTAGCATCCATATTAACGATGATTTCGTCATTAGGTTGGTATTTATTGACAACATTGACCATATATCCATCATTGAGATTCGTTAATTTAAACGACTTTAAGCTCATATCGTTAATAACGGGATAATTCTGGCGACTTGCTTCTACAACATAGACATAAGCGAGTTTAGTTGAACTGCCAGCATCACCCATTAAGTAAGAGTAAGCCACGCCTTTCCAGTAAAAAGAAATCTTATTGCCTTGTTTAATAATCGCCTGACCACCATGAGCGGCATCAAAAAGCGAAGTAATGCCTCCCGGTGCTTTTCCTGTCGAGGCATTAAACGGTTTATCCCCTCCGAATTTATGCATCTTATTATCTCCGCCGATAAGCCAGAAGATAAGCTCGGCATTTTGACCCGCTCCACCTTTAAAAATTTCAAACATGGCCAACGGTTGTTTATTTTCATCGCAAAAATAAAGTTGAAAGCGACCAGCTTGTCTCGCATTATTTTGAATAAAGAATGTATTGAACTGTGCATGCCAATTGACTGGATATTGATTTGTGCTGTCTTTAGGAACAACATACCTTTTAATCCCACCGTTCCAAGTTGCGGCTTGGCTAAAAGTAGACATCCTTATTCCGTCTGTTTTCCATTTCAACTTACTATTGTTAGGGATAGGTGGGATATTTGTTTCCCAAGACGTCGTCCAATCCGTTGCATCTACGAAATTCGTGTCAAAATCTGACTGATTTTTGAAATCCGCAATCGTTGTTTGTTTCGTTTTTCGTTCTTCGTCCGCTTCATCTGGATTACCAATTTCAAGAACATTTTGACCAGCTATTCCAAAGAAACCTGATTCAGCGGTGGGTGTGATTTTAATTGTTGGAAAGATTGGCAAGGTCCCATTATTATTGATTAGTACCGAAATAGAGTTATCGTCATTGTTTATGATTGTTCCATTTTCCTGTCCTGAGTTATCGTTATTTAACGTTTTTGTATCGACTGATTCTGCGTAACCTTTAGGCACTAAAAAAGTAATTGTTCCAGTCGCAAAAAGTTTAGATTTACTTTCCGTTAAGACGATTTCACCACTTCTAATTGCTTGATAAAAAATATTCGGTTCATCAGAGAATATAAGTTCCAAAGGCACTTCACTACTCGTTATTTCTGCTAATTTTCTACGAGTACCAGCGATATCATCTTTCCAAAAAGTTCTAAATTCTACTTCAATTGTCGATTTATTTCTTCTAGAACGAATGAAATTAGATCCGCCAGATATTTTGTCTTCTGTGGTACTATCAATTCCTGCGCCTAAATTTCTGTGAACCTCAATGATCCGCATATAATCTGTGAGAAAGTTATTACCAAATTTAACTGTAAATGTCATGAAGTTCCTCCCCAAAGTATTGTCTGAATTTTTGCTAAGTTATTTTGCGCATCTTGGTTTGCTTTAGCCGTTGTTCTAGCAAGCTCTTTATCATTTATAACAAGAACAGTTTCGTGTTCGCCAAGTGATTTAACAGCTGATAAAGCTTGAGACACAATGTTGCTTGACTCTGATTGGATTGGCTGATTATCAAGTTGTCTTTGGATATTCGAACGAATTGAGTTAAGCTGACTAACTGCCAATTGTTCACCAGCATTTAAGCCAGCTGAACTAACTGCATATTCAGCAGTAACTTTAGGAAGATTTAAATTAAATCCACTAGCTAACTTATCAGCCATGCCGGAGACATTCCGTTGGACATTTTTAAAACTATCACCTAATCCTTCGTTCAGTCCATCCATAATTGAATTACCAGCTGGAATCAATAATTTACGGTCATAGCTGATTGGCCCTTTGTGTTTTTCAATCCAACTACCAATACCTCCAATGAAGTCTTTTACGCTCTCATAAGCTCCTTTTAGACCTCCAAGAAAACCATTCATAATCGCTGTACCAGCACCAGAAATATCTATATTTGTCAATCCTGTAAAGAATCCTTTGATATTATCGATAATTCCTCCAATGGTTCCGGATGCTTTAGAAATAGCTCCAGTAATAGCACTCCATGCTGAAGAAATACCACTTTTCAAAGAATTACCCGCTCCGGATAAAGCACTAAATACTCCCTTTATAGTATTGATTATTCCGCTTATCACTCCGCCTGCGACTGATATAGCAGATTGGATTCCGCTCCATGCTGCGCTTAGAATTCCTTTTAGTCCTCCACCAGCAGCACCAACTGCGCTGAATACTGCTTTTATAACGTTAATCACGGCACCTATAACATTACCTGCAACTGATATTGCTGACTTAATGCCATCCCAAGCACTTGAAAGTATTGATTTAAGCGATCCTCCAGAACCTCCTAAACTAGAGAACATACCTATTACATAACCTACCCATTGCCCAACTGTACTTAATGCTGGGGCACATGCTTTGAAAACGTCTACCAAGAAAGAAATGACCGGAGTTAATATTTCAACTACTACCTTTATTGCATCAAAGGCGAACGAAACTCCATCAAGAATACCTTTGAATACTCCACCTAAAAACGAGCCAATAACTTGAAATGCTGGCATTAATGCACCAGCTAAAACTGTAAGTAAAGGCTGAATTGCATTCCATAGATTACCAAATGATGTAATGACTTGTTGAATTGATGGCCCGACAATAGCCATCATTGTTTGAAAACCGTTAACAACTGCTGGGATTACCGCTTGAATTACTGCTTGGATTCCGCTGAAGTCTAATTTAGAAATCATGCTAGATATCTGAGTAATTATTGGAGCAACAGCACTAACTAAAGCTTGAAATAGTGCTGGAATTTGCGTTAAAACAGTCCCTAAAGTACTTGAAACTATTGGTCCAAGTTTCGCAAAAATTGTTTTCCAATAATTTACTAGTGTCGAACCATATTGTGTTAAGGGTTGTTGAAGTCCAATCAAAGCCGCTCCAAAACTAGCTGCTAATCCTGAAAAATCTATTGATTTAAACAAGGTGCTTATTGTAGTCCCAATTGAATTAAAAGCTCCAGATAATCCATTGAAATTGAATGATTTAATAAAATCAGAGAAGTCACTTTTGAGTATATTAAGCGCTTCTCCAATACTCGAACCAGCAATAGCTTCTTGAATATCTCCGAAAACTTTTGTAACATTAGTTTTTAAACTATTAAAAAAGCCGACTGACCCTTCAATTGATTTGTTTATTGAACCAAAAGCAGAATTAATGATACCTTTTAAGCTATCAATATTTTGAGCAATTGATTTTCCCGTCAGTGCTTGAACAACTTTATCAATTGCAGTTAAAGTATTTGCCATGCCTTTTGAAACGGCATTTCGCAAGTTTCCGAAGGAAGTCGCAATACCTGAACTATTTTGTTTAGCTAAAGTAGCTAACTGACCTGTACCTGTACCTAATTTAATTAATTGGTCATTGAATTGGTCGAACGTAACCTTCCCGTCTTGCAAAGCGGCATATAAATCTTGTTGTGCAGTTTTACCAGTAAAGCCCATCGCTTCAGCGGTCTTTTGTAACCCTAAAGGCATTGTTTCCTGCAAGCTACGCCAAGACTGCATGTCAACGGTTCCTTTTGCAAGCATTTGATTATACTGAATCATTCCACGGCTTGCATCTTCAGTACTAGCGCCACTTGCTAGAAATGCATTATTAAGGGCTAAAGCAGTATCAGTTGATTTATTTAAATCACCAGTAATAGAGGTCAATTGTTGAGTTTGAGAAACGACATCATCAAGTTTTGTTGGAAGCCCTTCAATTCCATCAGAAAGTTTTTTTATTGATTTTGTAGAATCTCCTGCGCTAAATCCCAAAGCATGCATAACTTTTGGAAATTTTTGCATAGTGTCGAAACGAGAAACAGCATCTCCAACAGAACTTTTAAGAACATCAAAAGCAGCACTTGCGATTTTAACAAGGCCCATAGCAGCAACCATTGATTTGATGCTTGTGCCCGCTTTGTTAGTTGCTCCTTCAAGCCCATTAATACTAGCAAGACCTTTTTTGACTGAACCATCATCCATTATGATGTCAATAGTAATTGTTCCATCAGCCATTAATCTACCTCACTTTCTTCTTTATCTTCTGGCAGAGCATAAATTTCTTGCAGCTTCTTCATTTCTTTTTCATGAGCATTTTTCTCACTAGAAGGTTTTTCCCACGTTCTAATTGCAAGAACCTGTCTGAACTTCGTTTCTTCAGGAAGACCTCCAAGCAAAGCTTTGAACTTGAACCAATGAAGCTTACCTTGATATTCGATTAAATCAATACCATAAGCTTGAACAAATGAAGCGTAAATATACTCAGCATCGTATTTAAGAGAATAGTTTTGCTTAGTATCAGCTTCATAACTGGGCATTTCATTTCCTTGTCGGTCATACTTTACAGTTTTTTCAACTTGACCTTGCATAACGTATTTTTCAAAAACACAATTAAATATTTCAAGCTGTTCTTCTCCACTTAATTTAACTAATTCAGTATTTTTGCCAAATAGCATTCTAATAGCGAAATCTAGTTTTAATCTGTCAGATAGTTTTTTCTCTTTTAACATGTCAATCAAGTTGAGAATATTGTCAAATGACACGTTAATTGGATATTTTGTACCATTTACATCGTGTTCATCATTTAATTCTTCATAAAGAGAAAACATAAGCATCTCCTTATTTCAGATATTTATTTTCCAGAGCTTTAAGGTCTTCTGCTTCGAGTTCTTCTTTGATTCCGATAATAATTTGGAATAAATAAACCATCACAATTTCAAGTGAAGGGTTTGAAGTATAGAGTTTTTCAAAAGAACCTGGTTCTAAAAATGAATCAACGACTGTTTTGACATATGTTTTCTTTTCTTCCAGCGTTGCAGTTTCTTCGTTAAAACCTTTATTGAGTTCTTCAAATTCTTTCTCAAAATTCAACAAACGCTCAATATTTTCGTCTTTACGGTCAAATCGAATTGTAAAAGCAACATTCCCATCAGCATCTTTAAAATCTACTTCGATAAAATCGCTACGTAATTGAATTGGTTTCATGTTTTCTCCTTAAAAAATAAAGGCTAGGAAATATGCTCCTAGCCTTCTTAATTAGTTTTTAGTCAAAATTGTTGGTGTACTCCAAGCTGAACCAGTAATGTTGTCTGCATCGTGTAAAGCTGCAGCTTTTTCAACTTCTGTTGTTCCACTTGGTGCAACTACGTTATAAGTTTGGACATAGAAATAAATCTTATCTCCAGTTACGAGTGTTGGAACATTTGCGGTTGCTAATGTCCATGAGTTAGTTTCAGTATAGCCCATGTATTTTGCATCATGTGGATCAGTTTTATTTGCATCCGCATAATGAATCAAACATGCTTTCGCTTTAAGAACTGCATCCCAATCTAATTTTACAGAGCCATCTGAATTAATAACCCCAGTTACCATCTGGGGAGCATCAGGGTGTCAATACTTTTTCTGTTGGCAATTGATTGAATGTAAGCTTGCAACCAAACGCTTCATAATCGGTCGCATCCCCATCGCCAGCTTTAATATCTGAAATTGTTGCTAATCCAGTCCATTGTTTCTTACGATCTGCAGACACAACTTTATGCCATACCTTACGGTCGTCACCAATTTTATATTTTTTAGCTGCCACTAAAGCTTGTGCTGGGTCTTCTGAATCATAGAATCCCTCGAATGTATAAGCGCCTGAAACCCCAGTTACTGTTGTTTCTTTCGTACCATCGCCATCGTAGAACCCTGTATCATCGGTTTCTTCATCAGTATCATCAGTGACTCCCGAAATCCATTTTGCGAGTTCTAAGTAATCATCATCTGCTGGTTCTGCTCCAGTCGTTGGAACTGGTGCAATAAAGTGACCTCGCAGTGCGTTTTTTAATCTTGTCATTTATTTATCCTTTCGTGGAAATGTTGTAATTGCAGCCTGTATATCAAGTATGAAAATGTAGTAACCTTGCTCATCTTCGTTGTTAATATAGGGCTTATTTGAAATTCTTATTTCTCCAAAATCAAAAGATCCATCATCACTGTTTAGCGATGAAAGCTCTTCTAAATGAGATTGAATTAACCAAAGTGTCCTTTGAATTGCTTGCTGGTCTTGCGACTTCATTGAAAACTCATAATTTAACACTTGGTCTTTGATGCCATCATAAAATTCTCTTTCAACTTGCCCTCCTGGCAGAGGATAAAGTACAAGACATTCTGTAGGTAACAAATATCCAAGTGAACAATTAATAGGCAAATTTTGAATAGAATTAACACTATCACAAAGACGGTCTATAAAATCCATTAAATACCTGCTCCTTTCTTAAATGCTCTTGGCAAAGAACCTTTAAATTTTGCTTTAGCTTTTAAATCCCATCGAGGACCAGTTCCAGGAGTCGTGTATTTTCTTCCTTGAAGATAGAATTGTCTCTTGGCATATTTAGATTCATAGGTCACACCATTTTTAGATGTATGAACTTTTTGTCTCAAATCTCCTTCTTTGAATGGTACAAAAGGGTTCATGTCTGCCATTGCTTGATTCGTCATAGCGTAAAGTCCACGGTCTAAATTGGCTTTTGATAGCTTCTGGTTTACTCCCTTCAAATCAACCTTAATAGCCATTAAACTACCTCCAATCGCCAGCCAATTGATTCTCTATTCAGAATGAGTTCTTTAACTAAAACTATTTTGTACTCCTTGCCTTCAAAAACAACTAAAGAGTCATTAGTGAAATTAGGCAATGAACCGCAGTATTTTTTAACTAAAGTAATTGATGAATTAGGAGCTTTCTCAGTAGAATTATTGCCGCTTCGAGAAAAAGTTGATGCTACATTAAACCAAACATTTTCAATTGTTTTTGATGGGTCATAGATTGGCTTATGATAGTTATCTTCACCAGATTTATTCTTATACTCGATAGTATGAGGAAAGGCACTTTTGGGTGGTAATTGATAGTAACTCATGAGCACACCCCGCGATAAAGCAAGCCTGTTTCACTCAACATCTCTAAAGCATCCTGTGAGATTAATGAGATAGAAGTTCCATCATCAGTAAGCTTATTATTGCCATTTGAAACACTTATTCCATCTAATGACCAAGATGTTGGATTGTTAATTTCAGCGGTTGAAACAGCCCCAATTGTTTCCATATATTCGAGCTGAACTGCAACGGCTTTTTTAAATTGGTTCTTTCTAAAATCTACATCAGTATCTAATTCATGTAATTTATAAAATTGTCGAGAATAAACATCAACAACATCAGAAGCTCTAACAACTAAACGGTCAAATTCATCAGAAGTAACAGCTTTATATCCAAAGTTGGTGTATTCATCAAACGTTAAATAAGCCATTGTTTACCTCCTTAAAAATAAAAGAGGAGTCTTTGCTCCTTCTTTTTACGGTTCTGTAACTGTTACAGCACAAGTTGCAGTTTTTCCATTCGCTGTAGTAACTTTGATGTTTGCTGTTCCAGCTTTAACACCAACTACTTTACCTTGAACTGGCGTTACAGTAGCGATTGTTGAATCCTCAGAACTATAAGTAACTGATTTGTCAGTTGCATCAGCAGGTGCAACAGTCGCTGTCAGTGTTTCATTTGCCCCAACTGCGATAGATAACGTTGTTTTATTCAACGTAACTCCAGTAGGGGCTATGCTTTTGGGGAGATTTTTACCACTCGTGATTCGTCAACCAAAGCAACAGCATAGTGTTGGTCAGCATTAAATTTGGTCAATTTATGGTCAATATCACGTTCACGTTCTGCCAATACTGAACGTTTCAAGAATGTTTTTAAAGCACCCGATTTAACTGCAATACCAGTTCCGTCAGTAATTTTTTGCGAACGTACAATTTCCCAACCGAGCACTTCACCGAATGCTCCGTTAATCAAGATATTATCTCCTAGTTCAGAAGCACGAGTCCATGAAGTTGCAGCTTCCTTACGAAGTTTAGCGGCATCCTTGTAAGACAAGAAAAGTACTCCAGTAGAGTCAACATCTTCAAAATTATCTGGAGCATCTACAAACGTAGCTTCCAATGTATCAATCAAGTCAAGATTTACTTCTGCCTTAACTTCAAGAGTAGCTTCTTGTGCAGCTGCCAAAATATCATTATCTACTTTTGAAGCAATCGACATACGAATTTGGCGTTGAGCTTCCCCTTCTGGGTCTCCGTAACCAGACAATGCGGCTTCGTCCGTGATTTTTACACCCTTAGCAGCTTTTTTAATAGTGTGCGTATCAGTTTCAGTGCTGAGTTTAGTGTAGTCAATTGCTGCACCTTCTGCTACATCTACAGCATCGCCAATATATTTATATTTAGGAACTGTAATTGTTGAACCAGGTTGTCCTTCTAATGTAGTGTCAATTGGAGCAATTCCGCTAAATTTAATTGCTTTAGGAAGTTGTGCCGCAATCATTGGAGCCATAACTTGTGGGTCTACTAGATTCGCGAGTAGTGTTGTTTCATCTGCCATTTGTTTTACCTCTTTTTTCTATTTTGTGAGCTGCTCAAAAACTTCTGGCTGCTCTGCTTTTAGTTTTGCTACTTCTTTGTAAGACATCTTAGACAAGTCATAAGTAGCTGGTGAAGTCGTTGAAGGATTCCCTCCCGCAACGATTTTTGGTTTTGCAGGTTCTTCTGTGCTTTGAAATAAATAAGGCATTGATTCTTTGAATGTTGCTACTTGGTCATCAAGTCCTGAAATTTTGCCATCATCTTGAATAATGACGTTATCCATGTTGACTTGGCCAAATAAAATATCACTGTTCACAGTGCCTGAGTCTTTCAAAGCAAGTTTTACAGCAAATTCTTTTTTTGCTGCAGATAGCTGTTGTGTTGCATCAGAGTCTTTGGTTTGAATTTGAGATTGTAAATCTGTCAGTTGTTTTTGTAACTCTGCATTATCAGTATTATTTGTTTTCAACTGAGAAATTTGAGTATCACGTTCTTCAACTTGCGACCTATAACTCTCTCGTTCAGTCTCGGCTGTATTAAGTTGAGTTTTGATATCATTGACATCTTTCCCATTCTCAGCCATCACCTTATCAATAGCTTCATCGCTAAGTCCAAGGTTTTTCAAAAATTCTCTCTGCATGATATGTCCTCCTACGTTTCTTTTACGAGTTACGAACTCGATGGATTTGAGCCTTTAACGCAGCACTCATACGAATTGGGAACTATGGGAGTCGAACCCATGTATTACTGATGTGCACAAACAGTATGTTCTAACCTACTAAACAAAGTTCCCGAAAAGAAAAGCGCCTGTCAGTAACAAACGCTTAATTTTTATAATTAAAATCTTTCAACAAAATATTTAAAGGAGTATAAACCTTCTCTCGCTTATAATTCCTTGATAAATACTCATTGCTATCAACAAGCTGTCTAATTGCTTTTTGAGTTGCTGTAATACTTCTTTGCCATGATTGAACACCTTCTTTATTTCCCATAGCTTCCGAAACCATTTTATTTTTTTTGAACTTTATTATTCTTCGTTCAAGTTCTCTTTGCCGCTTTTGTAGTGCTGCAACTTTGTCATTTTCAGCTTTATCAAATAGCGGTTGATTATTTGTATTTACTCCAGGTATAAAAGGAACCCATGCATGACGACAGTTAACGCCACGATGACCACTTGCTTCTCCATAATCAGCTCTCCAATACGGATCATAAATACTTTTATATTCAGCATTATTAGGAACACTTTGCCTTAAATCTACTACATGCCCTTGAATACGTGAGCAAGCTAACCTTGAGCCCATATGACTTGTAACTACTACTGTATTTACTCCATATTCACTCATTCTTGAAGTTCTAAGTTCGTTGTAAGTATTTCCCATTGTGGACTTTAAAACAGTTCTGACATAGCGTTCAATAGACCAAGTGTGCCCTCCTTTATCAATAAAAGTTGATTTAATACCTTGTTGAGCCCATTGCCTAACAGTTCGCTCTAAGGCTTCCTCAAAAGTAAAGATTCCAGTATTAAAAGCAGCGGCTGTTTTATTGATAATGTCAGTATAAAGTCGAGATAATATTGAGCCATAACCATAATTAGTTGAAAGAAGTGTCTGATTAACATAGTTATTCAAATCACCCCAAGCTTGGTTATAATAAGCTCTCATTACTTCGTCAATATTGCTTGGTAAAGGTGTTAAATGAAGTCCTGAAGCAACTAAACTGTCAATATCTTGAATTGTTGAATTGCCTAAATCATTAAACATTTGCTTAATGTTTTTTTCTGAAATCCCTGTAATTTTAGAAATCATTTCAGCAGTTTCAGAATTAAATAAATGAAGTTCTCTTAGCTTTTGGAGTTGCCAGTCAGCAATGTTACTTGAGCCGTTGTTTAATCTTTTAATTATTAGACGCAATATTTCGCCTTCTAGCGACTGATAAAGGCTAGATATGTTACTGCTCCATAAGTCTAATTGGTAAGGTGTAACAGCCAATTAAACCACCTCCTATTCATTCAAGTTAAGTCTATCGCCAACTAATTTAATAGCACTTTTTATAAATTCTTTCTCTGATTCATTTGCTTGAATATAAGTTTTAATAATCCAATCTAAGTTAGCATCTTGAATGCCCTCGTATCGAACTGGCATATCAGCATTTCCAAGCAAATAGTCAACGGACACATTAAAATAATCTGCTAATATTTGAGCTTTCTCTGCATTAGGGTTAATCCCTCTTGTTTCATAGCTTCCCAAAGTTGAACGAGCGATACCTGTAGCATTAGCCAGCTCTTGGGTTGATTTCCCAGAATTTACCCTTAATTCTTTAATTCTATTCGAAGTTGTTGGCATTGCAGTACCTCCTTTAATTAAATCCTGGCACATCGCTTCCACTATCGAGCTTATCTTCTTCAATCGTTTCGGTATCTAATCCTTCTGCTTCGTTTTGGATTTCTTTCATGATTGTATTTGCTTCAGTTTCAGTCACTCCAAGAACTTTTTGGATTGCACGTTTGCGTGACGTTAATTGCAAGGTCGTTAATTTCCCATAGTAGTCAGCTTTAGCATCTTGTGACTCAAAAACCCCATCATCAAAATCAATATTAATGCCATATTCTTTAGGAGAACTAAATAATTCGTAAGAATCTGCAAGCTCAAAGATAGTAATTACTAATTCTTTCAAAGCTTCTTCAACAATCAGAACATTGTCCGAACGAGTTGAGAAGGTCTCAGAGTTTTCACTGATAATTTCAGTAGCTGTCTTCACTGTCTGTCCATCAAATGAAAATGTTCCAGAACTAAATCCTGTTTCAAGTTCAATGATTCGTAAAATGAAATTGATTGACGCAATGAACTCACTAGACCTCAAAGACGGCGCAAATTCATCAATAAATGGCTCATCTGAGCGCATTCTTTGAAATACTCCAGTCTTAGAATCAAAGCGTTTAATTGGCATTCCTTCTTCGTTATATCGCACTTTGAAAAAGTCATCTGATGCCAATATTTTGCGCCCTGCTTCTTCAATTTCCCTCATGAATTGGTCGTATTTATCATTTATATCAAGTAGTTGACGCTTGGCATTGTCAATAATTCCAAGACTAAGAGGGCTAGAAACATCAATATTGTTTTTCCCAGCGAGTTTGATATAAACAAAAATAGGACGAGTGAAATGCTCCATATATACTTCATCTTGTAAGTTTTCATACTTAGCTAATGAATTAAGAGGTACTCTAATTCCGACTTCCTGTTCATTTTCTGAACGATATAGTTCATTGCGAATAAAATATTTTCCATCCTCCCACTCGTGAAACTCTAACAAGGTATAACGAACATTTTTCTTGCCTTCTGTTACTTGAGTGACGGTTGCAATTGCTGCTTCACTAATATCATTCGTATTAGATTCTAATGGATAAAAAGTATCAGCCCGGCAATAAGCAATTTTAATCGTCTTGTTTGCTTCATCATAATAAGGACGAAGCACAAGACCGCCGATTGCATAACCCGCTTCTAATTCTTCCCCAAAATTCTTACGGAATTTATTGTTATTAAAAACTTCTTGTAAAAATCCGTCCGTATCTTCATCATCAATACTTATTGAACAACCATCGTTAAAAACAAGCTTAGCCAATTTGTGAGAAACAACTTTCGATACATTCAACGAATGGAAGTCTCTTTTTTCATAATTACCTTCGCTACTTAAATATCTGACTTCGCCAAATTTATTTTTATAGATTTTTTTGTTTTCTTGGATGCGAAGATACTCAGCCGAATCAACTGAAATTTTCGGATGATCTGTAATATTATTTAATGACTCAACCATTCCTACCTTTGCGCCCCCTTTTCTTATCATATTTTTAAACCAATCAAACACTGGCCACCTCCTAAATTAAGTATTCTACAGTGAAATAATTGACCGCATAACGTAGTTCATCGCATGCATGGTTATTTTTATCTACTGGTAATCCGTTAGGAGTTCTTATATATAAACCTATTTCTTTTATTAAGTTATAGTGATCATATTTCCCATCTAACGAATACAAAAAAAGAATCCCTTTTTCAAAAGCATTCTGTACTCTTTCGATACCAACTTCTATTTTTAAACCATTACTTGAAACTTTATCTCTGCTGTTATTATTTGCTTTATCTGTTGAAATACCAATTAAATTAAGTTCTTCTCTTAAAGTCTTACAAGCAGGGTCAACAAAGAAATGATTCCAGTGGGGCATATTTTGCCATTTATCATAGCACCAAGATACAAATTGTTTTATTTCCTTAGCATAAACCGACATTGCTTTAGTCTGCCCTGTATCTGTTCCACTGTGATAGTAATTCGCCATGCGGTACAAATAATATTGTCCTTCATGAAAGGTCACTACATTGAACGCACAAGTCGTTGCATCGGCTTGACCACCATCGGCTGTGAAGAATGTTTCAATGACTCTGCCTTTAAGTTGGTTGGTCATATGTTTATCTTCATCAAACATGGAATAAATAACACCTTCTGGCATCACTCGTTGTCCTAGCCAGTCACGCTTATAAAGATAATCGGATGTTTTAGATTGTTCCTCCCACATCTTCAAACGCTGACCAGTAAGAATAGGATTGTCAGTCGGTCTCCAATGTCTAAAGCGATAAGTGCCAGTTTTTTCGAACTGGTTTAATAACTCAAGATTAGGATGATTAGGTGCTGGTGGATTCTGTTCTCCAAGGTGAAACCTCAGCTTGCTCGCTAACGTCCGCCTAAAAGATTCGGCTATTACTTCTTTATTAAGCAAATTAAACTCAAGGAAAGCGACAGTTCCAAATGACATCCCAGTAATAGAACCAACTGCATTTACTTTTCCTCCACCCTTATAATAAATACGTTTTTCATTACCTTTACCGAAGTTTATCCATAAATGGTCTCCGTTTTCGTTGTGACGAATTTCTGAGTTGTCAGCAAAGATGTACATTAAACCGAATCCCTCACCATCAATAAACATGCGGTAAGCTTGTTCTTGATTATAGGCAAGAACTAAATGATCACGGTCAGGAGATTGTGCATAGATACGAGCCATTTTGAATATATCACTGTTTGTCTTTCCTGAACGAATCGTTCCCTCATTCATTTCAAACTCAATACCAGAGATATCGGCTTTGATATTATCTATTTGTTTTTGACTAAACCTTATCATTTAAAGCTTCTCCTTCTGGCTCTGCAAGTTGAGGGTCAACTAAAGCCATAAGTAATTGATTTGTTTTTAGATTGCCTTCTAACTTATTGGCTGTATCAGTAAGTATTTTAGATTTAGCTTCGGATACATCTGCTTCAGCTTTAAGTTTTCTAAGCTGTTGCTCAAGCAATCTATCATTATCTGGATAACGTTTAAGAAGTTCTTTCATCGCTTGTATTTGAACCTTAAAGTCGGGAGGTTTCTCAACTTCCGAATACCCATCTGCATTGGCTATTACAACCGTTTCCTTTATATCTGCCTTAGCTATAAGGCTAAGCCTTTCAAGTATCTCCTGCGCGCTCATAATACGCTCAGAAGCGAGTTGTTCCATTCGTTCATCAATGTATTTTTTAATTACAAGTTTTGACAAGTTTTCAGGACCGATTCTATTAGCTGTTTTCTTGCTATAACCTGCTTTAATGGCTGCTTGCGTTGCGTTTCCTAACTCTATGTAATAATCTGCGAACTTCTTCTGTTTTTCAGTAAGTTTCATACCTCCCTCCTATCTTATTTGTGAATCCAACAATAAAAGGCTGCCCATTGGACAACCTGTAATAAAATAACAAGTCAGGGAGTCGAACCCTGAGCGCCTACGTTTCCGTACCGTGCTTGCTACTAGCATTAAGTATAAACTCGCCACTTGTTATTTATACGTTAGTGATAAATCACTCCAAGCCTGCTATATTTTAAATAACCCCGTTGTGAATGTAACGACAATCACTGTACAGTCGCAAGTTACCAAGCTGTTTTTATGGATTCAAACCAAGGGAATATTATTATCAACCCATTTATAGCAAGTCTAGGATTCGAACCTAGCCCCTCAGCCACACTTTTCAGTGCTCTCTCTTGCTACGCTGGTTTTATCGTCCAGCAACGTTATGAAGTATATCCAAACCGAATTAGTTGTTTTTTTGCTTTTGCCTTTTACTTCATAATACAAGTATATCAGCAAAAACAAGGGTTGAGGTGCCAATTTTAGGCAATTTCATGCCAATTTCTGTCCAAAAATATGCCCTAAAAACAGTGTTGCATTTGTCGATAAATATCATTTCTAAATTTGTAGAATATCGTCTTAGCTTTTTTCAAGCCAATATCTTCAATTCCTTCGATATCTAAATATTGCATCACTTGGTACCAGTACAAGCCAGCATATCCACTATATTTTAGTTCAATAACTCGTTTTTCATCAGGAATCAAAGGTTTAAACCAAAAGTCTAATATCTCTAATTGCTCCTTAAGTTTAAGGTATTCTTCGTCACTCTCAAGCTTTTCCTGATTAATAACATGGCTTAATTGTTCCGAACCACCAGAATAAGCTGTACGAATGCCTAAGTTATCTACTTTTTGCTTATACAGATATCTACTTTCAATTGATTTTATTCTGGCTCCAAGTCTGCCATTCACGTAATCTCCAATAATTCTATCTAACTTATCTGCCATTAATCAAATTCTCCTTTTGTGGTATAATTAAGTTAGAAAACCTTTAATTGAGCCCGTTCCCAGCGGGCTTTTTTATATTAATCTGGCATTAATACATCTTTAGATTCATCATATTTTGTGAAATGTTCTTCAATATCTCTGTCTGTAACTGGAATACCAACCAACCTTACAAATGCTCTGCTAAGTGGATTTTGTTTATAAACATCGCTATTATATTTGTCTAATAGATATTGTTCAAGTTTTAATGCAGCTAACTCTTTACTTGTAGCTTCTTGATACATAGTGAGAGTCTTCATAGGATTTGTATTCACTTCATCTTTTGAATAATACTCAGTGAAGGTGACTGTATAAAGGCACTGTCCTGTGTCACTGTCAATATCAGCGCCAATTAAGTAATCTACAGTTGTAGATAGACATTCTGCTATCTTAGTCAGCTCAAACAGTTTGACTCTTGTCTTTGCATATATTATATTGTTGATGCGATAACTTTTAATACCTGTCTTTTCTGACAGTTCACGTAATGTTATATTACGCTTCTTGTTAATGCGCATTGCAATATCAACATAAAAATCATAACCAATTTTTATTTCATCAGTATTATATATTTTAATCATGGTCTACCTCCCGGTATATCTTCAACGTAGCATTTCATATCTGCACCTAAACCAATAGGCGGTACATCAATAGCTAGAACTGTTGCATTTGATGGACGTAAGCTTTTTCCAATATTTATAAAAGCTTTTCCTATAGCCATTGATATGTTTGATACAGCTCTTCTGATATCATCGAAAAGTTTGATGAAAGCCTCAATATTTGGAGCATACCTCTTAATTAACCTATGCTTAATCCTCAACCATTTAATTTGTCGCTTTTTTGTAGTTTGTCTTTGTTTCTTCCAACTTGATTTCATCTATTCCTCCCCGAACACGTTCTCTGACTCGTCAAGGTCTGAGCGTGTAATTCGTTTATCTCTGATATAGCAACGCCGACAAAATCGTTCCTCGTGAGTGGTAAATAAATTAACTCTCCATTCCGACCACTTATGCCCGAACAGCTTACACAAAAGTTTCATTGGTTGTCCTCCTCAAATACTAATTGCAAATATTCATCTGAATATGGACACCAACCTTCATCATCAGTCATTTCTTTTTTTAGTTGCTTCCAGTCGGAAAACTGACCAATAATTGAATCGTGGTCTCCGCACATCTCACAAGGAGCTTCAATTTCTCCTAATTCTTCTTCTGGAATATCTTCTGACATCAGATAAAATCCTCTGTCCATATGATTTTCAATTACCCAATATTGTTTCATTCAATCCCTCCCCACCAGTCATTGACCAGCGATATTAGTTTGTCGGTCATTCTGAGACCTCGTCAAATAAACTAATTTGACTTTGTCTTTCTTCAATTCTATTTTGTGCAATTTCAAAGTATTCTTTATTTAATTCAAAGCCTATAAAGTTACGTTTGGTATTTATAGCAGCAATAGCAGTTGTACCTGAACCCATGCAATTATCAAGGACTATATCACCTTTATTTGTATAGGTTTTAATCAGATATTCAAACAGTGCTACTGGCTTCTGTGTAGGATGTAATGAACTATTTTGTGTATCTGTACTAAATATTTGAATACTACGAGGATATCTTTCAGTAGATGAGTAAGTGTAATCTTGCTTCATTTCTCCATAAACATCAGTTTGATGTTCGCTTGAACGAAAGGAAGTTTTTAAATTATGACCTGATGTTTTTTGTGGATTATAAGTAGGTTGATTTTTGTAAAACACAGAAACAATTTCATGATTTCTCATTGGTTGCTTTTTTGCATTTAAAAACCCTGTTCCTTTTACTTTATCCCATATCCAATCGTATTTATAGATTTTTAGATTGCTCAATCTTAAATGGCTGCTAAATGGTTCAGCTCCAGTTAGAACAATTGCGCCATTATCTTTGATAATTCGCTCATATTGTTTCCAGAGCTTCTCAAATGGAATTATAATATCCCATGAACAGTTGGTTGTTCCATAAGGCAAATCACAAAGAATCATGTCAATAGAACTATCTGGAATTCGCTTCATGCCTTCTAAACAATCCTCATTGTAAATTTTGTTTAGTTCAATCATCGGACACCACTTTCACTAAATCAACTCCGAGGGCTTTGCCTGCGTATCTACGCTTACTAATTATCGAAAGTTTTAACTTAGTTTCATTTGATAACTTCCGCCCCAAGCAGTTTTTATTACCTTTTAAAGATTTTGAAATATTTAAATTTCGAGAACCATAATTCATGTTCTCTTTAGAAGTCATCCATTCTAAGTTTTCTACTCGATTGTCAGTTCTAACTTCATTTTTATGATTAACTTGGGGTTTATTAGCGTAGTTAGGAATAAATGTTTGTGCCACCAATCTATGCACTGTTCTAGTTAATGGTTTATTATTCTTGTACAAAACAACTAATTTATACCCATCTTTATTAAGTCCTGGACTTAAAAGTTTATTCCTTTTGATGTTTTTTACGTTACCTAGATTAGAAACAACATAATTTTCATAATTTAAAATCGGCTTCCAGATTTCTTCACTCATCGCCGCTCCCTTCATTTCTCAACCAATTTTCATATTCTTCTACCACAGACTCATCAGCGTCACTATATTTTGGAGAATTTGTACAAAATAAATCTGTCCTCAATGATTCAGTGTGAAACATTCTTTTATACATTTCTGGAAAAAAGTTAGGAACATTATGAACATTTTTGACCGATAAGTCACCGCCAAAAGCTGCTCTACGTTTTGTAAATCGTTTCAATTCTTCAATTTCTAATTTATTCATCATCCCCTCCAATCGCTGCGAGTGCTTGTCTAGCTACGTTAGGATTTCTATTTCTCCTGAACTGCATACCATATCTTGAACGGTCTATTTCTGTCAGTGCCTTTTTCGCAGTGTTAAGCTGTTCTTGGAGTTCGTCTCTTTCAGCACGTAATGAATATATATATTTAACTTCTTGGAGTTCAAGTTCTTGTTTGCTTAGAAATTTAGGTGTATCGCTCATTCTTCTTCCTCCGCTTCAAGTGCTGCATTCTCAGCTAGCACAACATCAATATTCTTTCCGGTCACTTTTTCGATATACTTTGTTACATTTTCATGAGTCTTAGCAAGCTTGGAAAGTTTAGAATCGACAAAATTTCCTATAACGATATTTTCATCACCGTTTGCTAAGATACTGACACTAATTAAAGTTTGAATGCAGCTCGCTAATTCTTCTTGCAGTTTTTTAACCGAAAGTTTGTCAGTGGTGGAAGAGGTATCAGAAGGCTCGTATTTAAACCAGATTTTTTCATAACTCATATGACCGCCAGTAATTTGTACAAACTCAGCATTTTGATGTTCGGTTTGAAATTGTTCCATTTGTTCTTTATAGTCAGCATCGCCAACATCAAATTCTTTAAATTTAATCATTCTCCGTCCTCCACAGGCACAAGCTCGTAGCTCCCGGTTTCCATGCTGTCGATTTCTTGCTGGGTGAATGATAATTTCCACGCTGTGCCAATAGAATGCGTAAGTGGGTCTGCTCCAGTCCAAAAAAAGTATCTATCCTTGTCTTTAAACTGATTATCCTTTGCAAGGAATTGTCCAGTTAACTCATCTCTCAAATAGAACAGCTGCGGTTTTTCGACTGTGTAGCCGTTCCATAATTCCAGAATAGTTTCATGAGTTTGATTGGTAGCCCAGGCATAAAGATGTTCGCCTTGCTCTTGAGAAATAATCCCTGCATTAGTTAGATATTCTTCAAGATAATAATTATCGCCTTCTACAGATTTCAGCAAATATGCAATCCTATCAGCTTTAGACAATTCAGCTTCATCGCCACTTACAAATTCCCCCACACACTCAGGCACGACTGGCAGGGCTTGCTGTTGGGATTTGAGTTTGGCTTTTAGCATTTCGTTTTCAACTTGAACATGCTCTACCATTCGCTTTGCTTTTTGATAATCTTCATCTGAGTGCCAATCTTTGAATTTTTCTAAAACGGCTTCATAATGTTGGGCGTATAAGCTCTCATCAGATGTCGCTTTTTCAACGATATATTTATCAAGTGGAGTTTGAACTTCTACTTCGATTTTATTTAATTCTTCTTCAAACTTAGTCATTTTTCATGTCCTCACTTTTTTCATCTTCACAAGTGAAGCAAATATAATGACCTTCTTCTAAAACCTTATCAACGACTGAAATTTCAGATGTAAATATGAAATTCTCTTTACATTTTTCGCATGTTACATTTATTTTTTTAATCATTTTTCGTGTCCTCCTTTACTTCACAACTCTTGAAATAATGCTATTTGCTTTTTTATCAGAGTATGGACCTACATATTCTTTTAAAGCAGCTCTAACACATTCATTTGCGTAGTCTTGCATTTGTTCTGATGTGTATAAACCCTGAATTTCGCCAATTGACATGTCCTCTTGTTCTTCTCTTATGATTTCTTGAGCCTTTTCAGATTCATTCCAATCAAGACATACATCTTTTTCTCCAGTGATAAAAAGTCCACATGTCATCGTTGCTACCGCTTCAATCTCGCTTAGTTTCATCTAGCTGCTCCTTTTCAACTACAAATGGCATAAACCACTCGCCCCTATTTAGTTGTATCTGTGCTACATCTTCTTTTTTACATTGGTTCAAAGCTCTTCGTAATGCTAGGTTTTCAGCTTTAGATAACTCAATTACGATATCGTCGCCAATATAACTTCCTTTAGTGAATTTCATCTCATACCTCACTTCGTAGCGTTAACAGCGTCGTCTGATAAATCTTTAGTCTGTTGTGCATCGGTCACAGCTTGAGATAACTCGTCAGTCTTTTGTTGAGCGGCAGATAGCTTTGAGTTCAAGTCATTGACTTGTTGCGTCATGTTCGCCTTATCTTGGTTCGCTTGATTTAACTGATTGGTAACATCCGCTTTTTGCTGATTGAGTGCGTTCAGTTGATTTTGATAATTAGCAGCTTGATTTTGCAAGTTTGAGTTATCTTGATTGATTTGGTCTTTCAACAGGTTAATTTGGTTGTTCAATTGATTCAGCTGGTCTGCATATTGCTGTGAGCTATTATTAGCCTTTTTAAGCTGTTCGTTTCGGTCTAGCAAGCGTTGTTTCAAGATAGAGATATTCTGTTGCACAGCGACCATATTTTGATGTCCTGCCCATGCATTAGCTGCATAAGCTCCAAAAGTTGCTGAACCAAAGATTCCTGCTGCGACTACTGCTGTTGTGATTAATTTTTTTGTTGGTTTATTCATGTTTTTTCTCCTAGTTAGTTAATATTTCTTTTAATGCGACGTCTCATCCGTTGTCTATCAATACATTCTTTACTTGGATGCAAAGTTAAAGCAAAATTTTCATGATCAGTTCTATCAGCAAGCTTGCAAATCTCATAAATTTCATCTTCCGTAAAATATTTATCAACTATCTTTAATAGTGATACTGGTGGATAATCTTTAGATGCTCGATAGGGCCATATATTTGTTGTAACTCCTTTGCTTTTGATATCTCTCAAGAAATGAGCGACCGTCATGTTATCATTTGCAAGCTCAATTTCTAATTTCATCCAGAATTCAGTTGGGGTCATAACTTTCTCCATTCACTTTTTTAGCTTTTGCAGTAATCAACATATCCATATACTGGTCTAAATTCCATCCTTTTGGCATTGCACTATCAGACCATTCCATGACATCAAATATAAATTTTTTCAATTCCATACGGTTAAAACAAAATTGTTCGTTAACTTTTTCCCCTCGTACAAATTCAACATATTTATAATTTTGATTTCGAGAATTCATCATTTTACTAGCATATGATTTTGACTTTAATTGATTGATTCTATTTCTTTTGAGTCCTGTTTTCTCAGAAATTTCTTCAATCGTTCCAGTAGCTAAGATTTTCTTCCCCTTTTTTAGTCGGTAAATATTTTGATCCTTATTTTTCATGATCTTTTTCCCACTCTTTCAGTTTATTGAGCCATTGATTCTTAAACCATTCATCATCTTTATCAGCGACCCGATAGTTTTTTAAAACATCTTTATCTTTAAATTCCAAAACATTCTTTTCTTTTTGTGTTGTCATACTAACACCTCATAATTTATTCAATCCAAATAATAGACTTTTATTTTAGTTACTTTTTTTATTTTTATTCCATCAACCATCTGTTGGGCTATTTTTTCAGGATTACTTCCAGAGTATGATTTCTGATAAATAGAAACGTATCCATCTTCTTCTCCGTAATCCTTAACTTTTATCTCATAACTTACTAAGATGGAATCGGTGGGTTCAATTGTCTTAATTGTTACTTGAAATCTTCCGTCTTTTTTGGATTCAAGTTTTTTATCTGATAAGTTGATTAATTCCATAACCTACCTCATATTTTAGCTTTTAAGCGCTTTTAGATTGTTCGTGATAAATTATCCATGAAATGGTTTAAGCGCTCAATGTAAGCGTAATTTTCATGAATTAGAGCTATTAAAGTTCAATTGCTAAGTCTTGAATTAATTCTTCAAGTATTTTGTATAAATCTTTCCATTTCATTTGCTTTGAATGGTTGTATTTATTACAAATATCCAAGTAAAGCTGAGAAAGTTCGTGATTGTGCTTAGTTCGACCACTGATTTTCACAGACAATTCTTTGTGGTTAGCGTTGTAATTATTATTTCTTGCCAATCCATACAGCTTTTTCAAAGTGACAAAATTTGTTTTAATCATGGTTTTCTCTCTTTGATGGAAATGGGTTGATTTTTTTTACTTGCTCATCAATAAATTCATTTACTTTAGAAATATTCTTTTTAAAATCTTCATCAGTTTCAATTAATGCTTCATAAGCTGTAGAATAGCAATCATCTGAGCAATCAAATTCTGCGATTTCTTTAAGTGCCTTTTTCATAGTTTCGTTATCGGTTTTTAGCTTTTCATACTCTGATTTAATTACGATAATTTCTTTAATCATTCTTACACCTCTGTAATTTCAATTTCTATTCTGTTTTTCTCGTCATTAACCTTTTTAGCTTCAAGCCATACAATCTGGCTGTCGTCACTGTAATAACGCAACTTAGTCATATAATCTTGCAAGTTCTTCATAAGATTGTCTAAATCAGGTCTGCTTGTTTTCCATTGCCACCAGCGCTTCTTTTGCTTAATAGCGTAGAAGAAAGTAACGGATAGCTTCAAAGGAACGTTTTTTTCAAAGCATTCTTTCGGCTTATGTTTCATGAGTTGAGCTTTAAGGCTGTAGTTATCTGTTCCTCGACGTTCATAGAATTGAAGTTTCCCATTCACTTTTTTAATGCCTTTTTGCTGCTGAGTAGTTGGCATTTTATCCAATTCAAATTCAAACTTCACTTGCTTCTCCAAATCTAGCAATTGCAGGCATCTGAGCCATACGATTAAGGATAAAAATAATCTCATGCTCAGATTTCTCTGCCAGCTTCTGCTTTTTAATTCTTCCAAGTGGGTAATGTTCATTTTCCCACTGCTCAATGATTATTGTTTTCATTTACTTTTCCTCTTGTCAGTAATTCCCTCAAATTTAACCACGCTATTTTTTGAGCCTTCCATGATTCGAGAAACTATTTTATCGTCATAAGATGAACGTATTTCTTTACCAGTAAGATTTGATGTGATAATCGTATTGCCTTCTCTTGCGTTGTAAATATTGTAAATAACACCTTGTACCCAGCTATTATCCTTAGAAAACGTGCTTTCAGTTCCTAAATCATCAATAACAAGCAAATCAACTGTTCGCATTAATGTTGTCAGTCGCTCTTCTTCTGCTTTGGTATCAGAGTAATTCCAACTATTTTTTATCTCTCGAATCAATTCACTAATATTGATAAATAGTGTTGAGAATTTATCATCTTTGAGATTCTCGTTAACTTCTTGCAAAATGGCCATTGCTAAGTGAGATTTACCTCTACCAGCTCCGCCAACAAACACAGTGTTAAACCTTTGACCTTGAGTGTACTCTCTGGCTATTCTTTGGGCTTGATTTAACACGTTTTGCTCTTCTAATTCATTTGCCTTAAAAGTATTGAAACGTGCAAACCAGAGCGATTTCTTGCCCACAAGACTTTGTGTTTTAAGCAAGCTATATTTTCCATACTTGCTTTTATTCAAGAAATCCTCATTTGCTCTTCGCTCAGCACTTGATTGTTGTTTTCTTTGATAGACACCTTCCAAGTCACATTTTTTACAAAATGCCATACTTGAAAGCTGTAATCCGTCAGAAGTAAGTTCACCATGAATTAAAGGGTCGTAATTTGTAGAAGCTGGATGAGTAAATCTATTCAGTTCAGTATCTGGATGATTTTTACAAAATAAGCCAGTTGGTACTGCACGTTTTAATTGATACCAGAGCATTCCGTCTTTGTTTTTTTCTTCATCAATCATTTAGAATCCCAGCTCCTCATCATATCCAGTATCTGCTTTCACTTCTTCTTGGTAATTCGTGAACATTACATTATCTAAAAACTCATACGGATTAACACTATAATCACCCACTAAATCATTTGGATGCGTATTTTTATAGTCTTGAATATAGTTCTCCGCTCCTTTTACGATGATATCTTTATGAAATTGTGGTAGGTCATGAAAAACTTGTAAAGCCATTCCTCTTTTGGAAATGTTTTTTTTATTAAAGTTTGAAAAGAGTTCGAAAAAGCGAGAAAAGATTTCTTGGTTATTTGTTTTGTTTTCCTTTTCTCTATTTTCTTTTACTTTACTTTTATTTACTTTACTTTCTTTTACTTTACTTTGTGAGTTAATGTTAGTAGGCTGGGTAGAAAACTCTGACGGTTCGGGGTTTCTACTAGTAGAAACTATCGCTTGTTCGGGTTTTTGTTCGTAGAAACTATTTACATCAGGTTTTTTAGGCATTCCGACTTTCCTATTTTTATAAACATCAGCTACATTTTCTACAAAATTAGTGCCCCAAATTATGCCAACATTCCATAACTCTAAGTCAATAGCGTTTAATTTAGCCAATAAATCTAACATTTCTCGCGCTAAACTATCGCTTACAAGGGTTTTTGCTAGTAGAAACTCCCACTCGTCAGGGTTTCTACTATCAATAATGTGTCCGTTGGTTGAACCAAGTAGTTCTAAAACCTTAAACCAAAATGCATATCCATTGTTTTCGTATCTTTTTTCTAAGATGAATAGCGTTTTTCCACTATTCACATAATGAGGAAAATAATCAACTGTTTGTTTTTTCGGTCTTGCCAATCCTTGCACTCCTTTCTTCTATATTTATTTCAAGTTTTATTTTTAAAATTAAAAGCTGGCTATGAGTGGTTATGTGTAAACACTAAATACTCATTGACTTTACGGCTCGTTCCGCCACCCTCCAGCAATAACTTAGTTAGAATGGTAGGTCTTCGTCTGAAATATTCATTGGAGCTGAATTTCCAAACGGATCTCCTTGAGCAGTGTTGCCTTGAATATTAGTTTGTTGTGCACCGCCACCAAATTTCATATATTCTTCGTGTGTCAAGAATGCTTTATGCTCTGTTCCCGTGCTATTTCTAACTTCGCCATTTCTATCGGTGTATGTTCCTGTACGTTCTTTCATTCGAATAAATACTTTATGATTTGTTAAAAATTGGACTGTTTCACGGTTATATCCATAGTCAATCGGCGCAATTTGTTGACCATTATCTTCAATACTTGCAAGAATACGTTGGAGATTACTTTCAGTCCAACTTTCTCCGAAAAGGAGATTAGCAATAGTGCTTTCACCGTTTGGACCTTCAAGAGTAAATTTGAACATTTCCTTATTTGTTCTGCTCTTACCTGCTTCAACTTTTGTTATTTTAGCGATATGAACGCCTTCTTCAAATTGTTTCCCACCAAGACTACTTACGTTATTTCTGTTATATTGCATTATTTTTCTCCTTCAAATTTAAATAATTCATCAATCGGACAAGCTGTTCGACTGTCAATTCTGTTTTTAGCGTAAACACCATCGTTACCTTCTAAAATTGCTCCACGATTTCCAGTATTTGGGTTTACTTTAATTCGACCTACTACATCCGTCCAACCAAGCAATTCACTTAATACTTGCTTTCTTATTTTTGGAACAAACTGGGTGATTACTCGACCATCTTCAAGTGAAATTTCTTGAGTGTCTTCCCAAGCCGTAACATAGACATTTATTGGGAGTCCATAAATTTTGGTCATTATTCTCAAGAAATAATTCGTCCAATCCCCATAATCTTGGATTTCGTTACGAATACCGCCTTTTGAACTTCTCCCTCGCTCAATAAGCCAGTCTGATTGAAAACTCGTCACATTATCAATGACCAAGTTATCGTAATCACTTATGACAACATCAAGTTCTTTTAGAAAAATATTGATATCTTCGATTGGTTCGTTCCTGTTAAACGATTCTAATCCTTCATCATCAATTGTTCTCACATCAATATTTGGAATACCACTTAATACTTTATGAGAGTTATCAAGAGATAAAACTAATGTTCTACCAGTTAATCCCTTTACAGCAGAAGTTTTTCCGAGCCCAGGTTTACCATAAAGCAATACTCTCCAATATTGAGTTCTACTGATATCAGTTGCTTTAGTTATTTTCATTATCTAAACCTCAAACTTTCACTGTAAATTCTTCTGTTTTTTCAAACTTGAAACCCTCTACGATTTCGCCGTCTTCCGACACAAGCTGACCGCCATCTTTTACAAAAGCTTTAAGCGCTTTTTTATCGACACTCTCAGTCGTTTTAGTCTTCACGGAGATGAATTTGTCGAACCCTTTTTCTTTAAGCTCTGAAAGCAAATTATCATCATAAGAAGCATTTTCCTTTTTTGAAAAACGAACACTACCATTGATTGTTTTCTTAGGGCTTTTTGTCTCAAGAGTTAAATAATATTGCTCAGCTAGCCCTTTGAAATAATCCATTTCTTTCTGTTCTTCAGCTTGAAGTTTTAAACGGCGCTGTTCAATTTCATACAATTCGGCATTATATTTTTCTTCGATAGCTTTTCTTGATTCTTCAGCTTGAATTTCATACTCATCAAATTGGATTTGATGTTCTTTATATTTACCAAGTGCCCAGTTCAGTTCGCTGTCGTTTGTAACTTTAAACGGTTGTTTTTCTTCAGTCATTTAATGTTCTCCGTTTCTTATTTTTGTTGAAACGTGATATAATCTAGGTATAAAATTTATAAGATACATCACGTCTTGCGTTCACTTTGCCGAGTGAACGCTTTTTTGTTGTTTGTTCATACTAATATCCCCAATCAGACAAGCACGAATTGAGCATAGATGCTTTCTCTCGTTCTGTTCGTGATCTGCGGATAATGTACATCGTTCCGTCTTTTCTTCGATAAGTAGATTCAATAACTTCTCCAACTACTTCTCTTTTCTCTAAGTCATAATGCTTATATCCAATGACTGTTGGAACTGTCAGGACTTCTCGTCCATTCATAATTTGTGTGTGCATTATTTGCCTTTCTTTTTAAATTGGTTTAAGTCAATATCAAGCACTTCAGCTATCTTAACGACTATCTCAAAGCTAGGTTTCTTAGATTGACCAAGTTTGATAGCAGATAAGGACTGCGTACTGACTCCTGATAGTTTGGAAAGTCTGTATATTGACATATTTTTTTCTTTAAGTTTTTCTTCAATGATTAACCACAACATCTTGTGTCTCCTTAAAAATGTAAATACTTTTTGACACAATATCTGGTATCATCAGTTTGTGTAACAAAATGTATTTTGATATAATGTAGTAGAATGAAATACCGCGGCTAGCTGTTTTTATTCAAAATTTTATTGAAAGGAGTGAGAATGTATAATCTTACAATTTATTTAAAACGTAATGAAGAAATTATCATTCGTGATTTAAAAGAATTAACGTTCCGCAACGGAAATTCAAGCAAAACAATTACTACTGATTTTTCATCATTGGTTATTAATGATTTATTAACTTATAACTTCAAGGGTTCTAAACAAGTTTCTATCATTGGTTCTGAAATTTCCTATTTAGAACTTACCGAAGTTCAATCAGATTAACCCTACTTATCTTCAACAGTTCAGTAATGGCTGCAACCATTTCTGGGCTGTTTTTTGTTTCTTCAAGTTGTAGTACTTCAATTGAAAATTTTGTAATTGCTTCTGCTAATGTCATGTTATTCTCTTTTCTAGCGGAGCACCGCATTTAATTTCTTTGCAATGAGCTTGATTGCTCGAATGTTCTGTGTGATTAAGTCGTGGAATAGGTCAAACAAGATTTCCCCCGTTTCTGGGTTGACTATGTATGTGTAAGTCATGCTCTACCCTCTTCCCGGTTAATATCTGCCAAAATCATGTAAAGCGGATTATATCCGTTAAAACCTTTACCACTTTTCTTGATGTCAGCATATTCAACAACAGTTCCATCTTTCCATTTCCCATAGATTTTAGGTCTTTTTGTCATGTGCTTTCCTTTCTAACTGGCTAAATCATCTTGTTCTACAAGAGGTAAATAGCCATGTTTTTTGAGCGTTTCATACAGAAACTTGCGGCCTTTTTGTTTCCATGTAGTAGTAATTGATGTTCTTTCTTGACCTTTGCTATCTACATAGTTTTGAGTTCGACTGCCAATGTAACCTTTACCCATGTATCTTGAGTACAGTACCCATTGCTTATTGACTTTTCGTTGAATTCGTAACTCGTTTAAAATTCGATTGAATTTCACAGCACTAAATCCATAATCTTGTGCAATCTGAGTGATTAGAATATCATCAGGGCTTTCAAGGATTAAATCAAGGTAAGTTGTTTTTTCAGTAGCTGCAGCAAGTTCGAGATTCAACTGGCTATTTTCTTTCTCAAGTCCAAGTCGTGCTTGTCGTTCCTCTTTTAGCTGTGTAGCAAGGCTAATGAGTGTATCTGGATTAAGCAATACTTCTTCAAGTTTTGCATCCGTCATATACGCTCCATGCTTGCGGATTGTTTTCAAAATTTCTTTTACTTTTTTCTTGAAAACTTTAGCTTGTGGCTTTTTAGATGACATAAGAACTTCGTAAAGTCCATCTTCGGATAAAAACCACATATTACGATTTTGACCTGATGCAAGGATTGGTTGCATTAGCTTTTCATCATCATCAACTGTTTTTAGCATTTCGGACGCTCTTGAGTGTTCGATGAGTTCTGCAATATCTTTTGCGAGAAATAAAGGATTTTCTGCTGTTCCGTAGATTTTGGCATTAAATCCATCAATATTTTGTAATTCGTTCATGTTCCACCTCTTTAGCTAGCTTTTTCTTTTATACTGTTTAAACCGTATGTTTTTCCTAAAAAAATAAAATCCATAGGATAATGATATATTTCAGACAACTCAATTAGCAAGCCTGTTGGAATGTTCTCGCTATCCTTTTCATAACTCAGAATAGTTTGGTAGTGCTTTTTGACAATTTCTCCAACTTCTTTAGCTGTTAATCCAGCGTTGACTCGTGCTGCTTTTAATGTAATTTTGGGTGGTGTTTTCTCTGCCATACTGGCTCCTTTCTTTTAAATAAAATTTCTGCTTTCGCAGTAAGGGAAGTTCAGGAATCGAACCTGTTCGCCAGTCTTCCCTGCTCATTGTGAGCGATATCATAACTCCGTGCTATAATATAAGTGACTAAACTAAAATTATATTGGAGGTTTTTATGAACAAAATTAATTATTTTTATACTACATTATCTGTCAATGAAAATTTTAACCCTAGGACAAATGTAAAAGTTCCACCAGAAGGAAACCTTACTGTACCTATAAGATTACTTGCTGAAGTGATACTTGATGAAGATGATTCAACAAACTTTTCCTATGAGATTATACTCAATGATACTTATACTGTTTCTAAAGGAAGATTTGAAAATTCATTTAGGAATAGAATTCTAGATGGAAATTATACTCTAGGTATAATTTTTGATGTTCAAGTGATTCACGTAGAGGCAAACCAAATGTCAAAATTCAGTTTTAACTTGTATAAAAACGAGCAAAAACTTGATTCTTTGGAAACCCATATCATTTATTATTAAGGAGGATATCAAAAGTGACAGAAAATAATCAATCTATTTCCCCAAATTCTGTTGGTGTACATCAGCTTCCTGCTTCACAAGTAATTAATGAACCGGGTCATGAAGGACAGCCAATACAAATGTATGGGTATGTAAAAAAAGAAGAAATAACCGCATTGCAAAATAGAATGTTAATTTTAGAAACAACAATAAAAAATCTGAAATTCTTAATAACTATCCTCACAGTTATCTTTACAATTATCGCGGCATTCGCTAAAATTTTCCAATAATATCGATAGTTGATTTTTATTACTAATAAGCCAATTTATAGTTTTCATTGCTTCATCAGCTTGTTCTTTGCTGTTAAAAGTAGGCACCCAACTCCCCTTTTCTTCCATATTCTAACCACCCTTTCCGCCCCTCTGGGGCTTTTTATTTTAAATAACTTCTACAAATTGTCGTGTCAATGGATTTAACCATGCATTACAGATATCATAGTTATTCAACCAAAAACTTTGAAATTCTTTAGAATAACTGTCAAATCCTCTAAGGAATCTAGGACAATTACCGTGCGAACCAATACTTGCTGATTCTAATTCTTTAACAACCCAATTAGGAATTTGTAAACTCTCCATAATTTCTCCTGATATTTTTTATTTGCCAAACTTGCTACTTACGCTGAGTTGAATACAACGTGTAACTACATTCACAGAAGCTTCGCAACTGTTTTGTTCGTTCGCTTGTTTAACTTTATGAGATTATTATACTACCGTTTAACCAGTATGTCAAGACGAAAATATTAATAAATACGAAAAAAACCGTATTTTTCACAAAAAACTGTTGCTTTATACTGTTTAATTCGTTATAATAACGATATAATAAAATTCAAGAAAGAGATTCATACAATGGGCAGAGGAACTTTAACACCTCAAGAAGAGGAATTAAAAAAGGTTATATCTAATAATATTAGAACAAAAATAAAAGAAGAAGGCATCTCTCAAGCTGAGTTTGCTAGAAGAGCTGGAATACCTCCAACAACTTTGTCTGGATATATAAAAGGTGTAACTAGACCTAATGCTGGTAACCTTCAAAAAATTTCGGACACACTTGGCATCCTAAAGTCTGATATTGATCCTTCATATAAACAAGGTTACTCGTTGGAAGATTGGAACAATAATAAAAAACAATCTCATTTGGTGAAAAAAATCACTGAAATCAGTTATAAACTTGAAGAACCAAGACAAAAAATAGTTTTAGAAACTGCAAATATTCAATTAAAAGAACAAGATGAGCAAAATAAAGTTAAACAAATAGAAGATTATCGTCTGACCGATGAATATCTTGAAGAACAAATAAGTAAAGCTAGTGCCTATGGCGGCGGACAGCTTAACGACAATGATAAAGAATTCTTCAAACGTTTGTTGAAAAATACTCTTAAAGAAAAAATTGATAAAGGCGATTTATGAGTAAACTTAGAGAGCTTTCTCGAGAGCTTGGTGCTGAAATTATATATTTTATTCCATCAGAAAATGATGTTGTCCTAGTTGATGATATTAAAGGATTATATCTTCCTGAATATGATATCATCTATATCAGAGATGATTTGACTATAGTAGAACAAGAAAATGTTATTCTCCATGAATTAGGACACTGTTACTGCGGGCATACCCATTATAATTGCCATTCTAAAATGTTTGGGAGTAAGCAAGAGGCACAAGCTGACCAATTCATGGTAGTTCACAGATTCAATGAATGGCTTTCTAAATGGGATTTTGCACCAGAACCAAATGAAATTAATATCAGTCAATTCATGGCTGCTTATGAACTCAATAATAAACTTAAGTGGATATGTGAATCAGTTATTGAGGAATATACCGCTGAATATCACGAAGCAATTTAAGAAAAAAACAACGAGCAATGTCTTGATTCTCATAAAAAGCTAGATTAGGAGGTATTTATGTCAAATTTATTCGTTGTATTGCTTTTAATAGCAATTGGGTTTATGATTTACTTTTTTATCAAACGAAAATGGAAATTTGGAATAATTGCATTAGTAATCGCCTTTGCATGTTACATGATTGTAGGCCTGTTACCTAGCAACAATCAACATAAAGAAAAAGAAATCACGCAAAGCTCTACTAAAACTTCAAAAAGTTCGTCAAAAACTGAAAAAAGCTCAAGCGAAGATAGTTCTACTGTTTCTAAATCTTCAGAAGTAAAAAAAGTTAATAATAGTTTTGATTTAACTAATAACGGGGAATATCAATTTACAGATGCAAACATTAAGCCTACAACGGCAAAAATAAAAAATAATGTAATTAGTTTTTATTTTGATTGGAGAAACGATGATGGAGTAGCTGATAAACGTTCTTTCCTTGGTAGTGGAGTCGTAGTTGTACTTTATCAAAATGGCAAAGAGCTTAATCAAAAATCAAGTGATTTAAGCGGAGAAAAACAAAAAATATCTAAAAATACCTCACTAGAGATTAATTATGATTATGATTTAATTGATAATTCACCGGTCACCGTTAAGATGGTACCTCTTGATGGTGAACCTAAAGAATTTGTTATAAATATTTAAAAAAATCCGCCCAAACTTTGGACGGCTAGGGCGGATTAAAATCTATGGGATAGTAAACCTCCAAATTGGAGTGTTTTACTGTACTCATTTTATCAAAAACGAGGAATAAAAACAATGAAAAAAGTAGCAATATATTGCCGGGTTAGCACACTGAATCAAGCAGAAGACGGATATTCAATAGGCGAACAACAAGATAAACTGAATAAATATTGCGACATTATGGGTTGGGAAGTAATCGAAACATACACAGACGCTGGATTTTCAGGAAGCAATATAGAGCGCCCAGCAATGAAGCAATTGTTAAAAGACGCTGCCAATCACAGGTTCAATACTATTTTAGTCTATAAATTAGATAGGTTGTCTCGGAGTACCAGCGATAACTTATATTTAATTAAAGAGGTTTTCAAAAAAAATAATATTGAGTTCGTGTCCTTAAATGAGAAGATAGACACCTCCGACGCAATGGGGGAGTTCTTCTTCACTCTTCTTGCTGCAGTGGCTGAAATGGAGCGAAAAACAATTACAGAGCGTATGGTATTAGGAAGGCTTGGAAGAGCGAAAGCCGGGAAGACAATGTCTTATCAATTACCTCCATTTGGCTATATAAGAAACAAAGAATTGGATATTTTAGAAGTTGTTCCTCATGAAGCGAAAATAATTAAATATATCTACTCAAAATATATTTCAGGGGATAGTATAACTAAAATATGCCATGATTTAAACGACAAAGGACATATCGGTAAAAACGTCAGGTGGTCTCACAGTTCAGTAAAGAACGCATTAACAAATACCGTCTATATTGCAAAAGGCAAGTTCAAAGGAGAAATGTATGAGCAAGAGCATGAAAAAATCATTGATGAGAACACTTTTTGGCTAGTACAGGATGAAATCAACAAACGTCAAATAAGAGAATCTCAGCGAACAAATAATCCTCGACCTTTTCAAGCCAAGTATATGCTTTCTGGTTTGATGAAATGCGGCTATTGTGGTGGTCATATAAGGACTGTGACGGGAAATAAACGGCTAGATGGCTCAAAGCCCGTAAGATACGTTTGCGACCGTAGAAGCGATTATAGAAAGCTTATGGAGCCTGATGAAATTAAATGTAAGTCTGGATTTTATCGTAGATTAGATTTAGAGCAATATGTTATCGATTATCTTGCTGATTTACCTAACGACGAGAGCGAATTAAAAGAAGCTTTATCAATAGGCCAAACAAGCGAATTTGATCCTACTCTGCTTTTAACAGAAATAGAATCAATTAATAAAAAAATAGATAAAGAAAACTATTTATTTAGAAATGATTATATCGATGAGGTTGAGTTACAACGAAATGTTAAAAATCTGGTTGATACAAAAAAACTTTTAGAAAATCAATTACAAGAAAATAATGGAGATAAAATAAATGAGCAAAAGCGCAAACGAATACTCGATATGCTAAACACTGGAAACATACGAGAAATGAATTATGAGCAACAAAAAAAGATAGTGAAGTCCTGCATCAGTAAGATACTTCTTACTAGTGAGGAAATCACTATCGAATTCAATTTTTAA